GGAACGAGGAACAACATAATCGGTGCAACCATAAAAATCAGAACCAACGATTGCGCCAAAGAAGTCAGTTGCACTAATTTCTTTTTTAGTTGTAAGTGTTATTGCGTTGTTGTTGATAGCGATTGTTGTCATTGTCATTCTCCGTTTCATAGTTGATAGTTATTTTGAGTAAGAAAGTAATTACTCACCACCACTCGTTACTTGCTCATAACAAGTAACGAGTGATAGAAAATAATTATTGAATTGTTTTGCAATAGTGATAACAATTATGTGCATTGGTTTTGCGAATTGTTATCTGCGAATTAAATAGTGTCGCAACTAATACGCCAGCAACAAGTTTTGATTGACCATAATCAACCAAGTTGTTATTTTTATTTTTTAATTAGTAATCATTTATTTAGTGATTGCAAGTTGCGTATTTATTGTGTGCGTTCGCACTAGCAACTTGTGTCACGATTACTAACTAAAAAATAATTTTTAGCAAGTTCAATAAAAAAATAAAATAAATTATTTTTTATTTTCTTGCCGACCTGCTCAAAGACCGAGGGGCTGGCGTATGCCCGAATTATTGCATAGGTCGGTAGGGGTGTGCAACCTGCGTGTCTTACGCATAAAGAAGGCAATTTTTTGCCCCTAATTCAATGAATGAATGTATTTATCTTGTAACGATAGATAGATACATAAAGAAGAATAAATAAAGTTATTTAGTAAATAAAACAATGTAATTGTTTCTAAGTGCAGGAGAATAAATAAATGCAAGTAGTAATTGTTGTTAGCGGGGTGGTAGCAATAGTTACATAGTTGCAAGTAAGTAAAAGAAGTTATGAATGTTATTTAGTAAGTAAGTAACTGAAGTGTGCATCATTCTTAACACAATACATAAGTTGTGTTACATAACAAGAATGAATAGCGGTGGGGGTTCTAGGGGGCGAAGCCCCCTATGTAAAAGAATAATGATTACTGATTACTAATAAGAGAATAGATAAACACTTATAGATAGATAGATACTTACTTTGATTGTGATTGTTGAATGTATTTACATAGTTACTGATACATAACAATAGTTATTCAATACGCAAGTAAATAAACAATGTGAATAGTTAGTGAAACACAATGTAAATGCAAGTGATAAATAGTGCGTGATTATTACCTGATTACATCAACGAAGTGATAGCCACAGGCTGGTGTTGCAAACACAAACGAATTGTTATTGAAACGCAGTAGCCAAATGATTGTGTAACTAACTATCAAAACAACTATCAAACAATTACTAAATAGTTATTTAGTGCGTGAATAGAACAAGTAATACAAGTTATAGAAACAAGTAGTGAATGTAATTGCTAAAGAAGTTACGCAACCCCCCCACAGTTAAGCGTGAATTGCACAATGAACAGCCAGGTGAGAGGCACGGTTGAGGGGTTTAGGCTGAGGCAGTAGCCGAAAGGTGCCAAAATAGCCACATGACCGCCTCAGACCATCTCGGTAAACAATTCTTGGTCCAACATAACTCAATCCCTAGGAATCGTTTTGATTCTAGTAGTGTAATTACGACCAAGGTAGATGCGACCTTATCTCACCCAGCAATGAGAGAGCCCTTCTATCGTGGGCATTGCCACGCACTGGCTCTGGCAATCCATAAGGACTCAGGTCACCCCATCGGAGCAGTCTACTCAAATAACAGGACCGTTCCTACCCACTTCTTCAACTACGACAAAGATAATCCTAAAATGGGTTTTGATGCTACTGGGTATAGACCAGTCAAAGACATCGTAGGAGTTTCGGCAAACTATGACCCAGAAATCAAAGACCACGTTATAACGCCCAACAGACACGAGAAAGTCACGCCAGAGTTCGTAGTTAAAGAGACGTCTAAAGAGGGATGGCTTCCTGGACATCACGAAGCAGCGCAAGCAATAGCCCCAACTATTTTAAAAAGTCGTCGTCCACCTCGTAAGCGGAAAGCGTAAGTAATGGGTCGTAAAGAAGAATTCGCCAAGGACCTAAAGGCCTGCCCTCAATGTGGCTCCTCTATGGAGAAGATTGAGTTCACACCGAAGAAGGTCACCAGTGCTAGTCGTCGTAGTACCAAGCCTGGATACAACTTGAACAAGAAGGCAACTGGACCTAAGCAGACGTATTGGCAGTGCATGGAAGACTTCGGACATACGGTGAACGAATGAGCAACCTAGGACGTCAGTTCGATAAGCCAAAGCGAAAGCGCACCATGGCCTACCAGTATGACGAGGCTGGCATTACCTACTGCACCTCTTGCCACAAGTCTGCTTTAGAAGAGAAAAAGAAGTACGGCATTGAGGGAGAAAGTCCAACAGTCAAATACAATACTGACTATCAGACAGGTGACCTAGAAACCTGCAGCGGTGGATGCGGCAAAACTATCTTCGGTAGAAAGGGTACCTATGAGTAACATATCTATGTCACAGTTTGAAGCAGAGATGGCTAAGAAGCGTTCTGAAGAAGATAACATCGGTGCTGCACCTGCGGGTACAGCAGCAGCGGCTAACGCACAGTAGTACCTCCCCTATAAAATATAATTTTCTTTTTTCTTGTAAAGGCAGTAGCCTAGTGTCTATGGATATTGCAGTTATTTGGAAAGAGTGCGTCCTGTGCGACGCCCATTACCGACAAGATGAGTTAAAAGAACACATGACACTCTGGCACGCAGAAAGTTCTATCAATGAATGATGGGTTCTTCTGGACAATTGCCATCTTTTTAATTCTTTTAATCGTCGTGCTTTAAGTCGTTACAAGGAGGGGAAGAATTGAGTCACATAGTTACCTTGAGCAAAGAGGAAGTGCGGGCCTGCGCCGATGCTGCACTCAATCGCTGGATGATGAAATGGGGTTCGGTGGACCGAGAGAACTATCTCGACAAAACCAAACTTGAACCAGAAATCGCCGCCAACGTCAGAACGATTGTGGCTGAGTACGCAGTAGCCAAGTTGTACAAGAAGTCATTTACATTTCCGTTCTACCCAAATGAAGAGCACGGCTATCGCAAAGATATTGCCGAAGTCGGAACGAACATTGAGGTAAAGACCATCCGCACTAAAGATGAGATTCCCGTCTTTCCAAAAGATGTACGACCAGGTTGGTTACTTGTCGGCGCACGAGTTCTAGACCGTGATTACTATTCCGAAGTTGAAGTCTATGGATGGCTTCCGATGGAAGAAATCCCTGCACATAACGAATGGAAGTACGCACCTGAAGGTTCGTGGAGAATTCCACTAGACCAGTTTAACCAATCAATGATTTAAGTTAATGCGGCTGTAGCGCAATTGGTAGCGCACCACCTTGCCAAGGTGGATGTTGCGAGTTCGAGTCTCGTCAGCCGCTCTCAGTCCCAGGTCGTCCAATGGCAGGACAACGGCCTTTGAAGCCGTGAATCATAGTTCGAGTCTATGCCTGGGAGCGTTATATCCACTCACTCGTATCTTCATCATAAGCACGTGAGTATGTCCGCTCTGCATGGCAGTTAGCACAAACTAATTCGCAATTATCAATCTCTTTCTGAATGCGCTCCAATGAAGATGAAGCACGAGAAAGGTCAGAGACCGAGCCGTTCTTATCGTAGATATGGTCAAAGTGCATCACGTAGTAGGGGTAGAACTGCCCACAATCCATACAGGGGTTAGACTCTTTAATGTTCTTTATGTAATCCCGATTACGTAGGCGCAACTTCTTATTGGAGGCTGCAGACTTAGCCTTGTACTCCTCAATGTTAGCCTCGTAATGCTTCTTCGAGTAAACCTTGTGGTAAGCCTTGCGGACTTCTGGGTCTTTGAACGGCATAGGCGCAACCTACCACACCGACTTGAAGTTCGAAACCCGTGGGTATATCTTTTCCCCATGAACGGAAAGCAATTCTACAAAGAAGACTACAAGACTCGTGACTACGGAACCATGATGCACGAGTATGAAAAGAAACTTGAGCACAAGCAAAAACTTCAGGAGAAGAAGATGACGAAGCAAGAGTGGGCTACTAAGAAGAAGGTTCGCACATGGACTGAAGCAGACCAGTTGTTTGAGGACCAATTGTGGGCGTCATAAAGATAGATAGCGGTTACAAGGAAAAAAGCACGGTCGGGTTGGCCCATGGAGATTTCTTGTGGGATGCCGAAGGCAATCATTACCTGCGTGTAGACCTTAACTGTGTTCTGGGCCTTGACGATGTTTCTGGCGAGTTGGTGCGTCGCTATAAAATGAATACGACCAGAGTTGGCAAGTGGTACATCAAGAAGAAAGACACACGTGTCTATTTAACGGACATCCCCACACCTAACGAAGTGGACCTTCAACAAGAAGAAAGTCTTTGGAACTCTTAACCCCCCTCTTCCTCCGCTCTTTGCAATAATGGCCCTTGATGAATAACGACTCTCGTTATGAAGCCTGGAAATGTAAAGTCTGCGGGAAGCAATATGTAGTCCCAGACTTAGCACGAGGCTGTGAGAAGAAACATCACGATGCTGTT